CTCCTTTACTTATTTCACTTGCTGCTTTAGCAGTCCCAAATCTTCCACCAGTCATAGGTGTAGCGTCTTTACCTTTACGTAAATATCCATCTTCACCTTTAAAAGTAGATTTTGTATTTCCCTCTTTAGCAGTAGATTCTCCACCTGTTGCATCAGTATAAATTTTGTTTGTATTTTTTTTAACCCTAATACTTTTTGTATTTCTAGATCCTTTATATTTATTGTCTTGAATAGTTTTTGGAGTAGTAACAGTTGTTTCTTTTTTAGTTGTAGTTTTTTTAGGTGTATCAACAGTATCTCTTAGACCACTTCCTCTGCCACTGTCTTGTGATACATCGGATTGTTTTGGTTTTCTATTTGCTAATGCAACTGCACCAAGACCTAAGCCTATGGCAGCAAGAATTTTTTTATTTCGTTTTCTAGATTTTTTGCTCATAATATTTTTTCTCCAAGTTACTTCTTCTTTATCAGAGAAGTTGCTTTAAGTCCATAGACGCTTGCAATCACCCCTACAAAAATTGTTTGATACCATAACGGTAAATTTCCAAAGTGGACGAAGAATAGCTCCATTTTCTCCATATGTACAGGATTATCTGACCAGACACTCCATCCCAACATTACGATTGGCACCGAAAGTAAAATTAAAATAAATTCGTCTTTCCAGTCCGATTGTCTAGATTCTAAAAGTTTGCCTTGGTAAGCTTCAGTTCCAGCAGCCATCTTAGATGCATGCATTAACTGCGCATCAGACATAGCCATCTTAGTTCTCTGTTTGTTGGCGTATATTTTACTACCAGCAGAAACGGCTAATTTAATTGCCGATAACCACATGAGTTAGTACCACTTAACGGAAGATTTTTTAGATGCTAGCATTCTCTTTTGGCCACCAACTTTATTAATAGTCGGTTGTCCTAAAGGTACTTTGATCTCTACTCCGCCAGTTGCAAATCCATCTGAGTTAGTTTTAAGTGTATTAGTTCCATCCGCTCTTGGTGTATCTGATACAACTGGTCCAACGTAGTTTGGATTGTTCTTTGTAAAAAATGTTTTTGGTTTCATATTTTTCTCCTATGCTGTTATTATATACTATCTTCGAGGACCTTTCAAGATCCTTACGTCCATTTGTTTCATTATGTCGTTTTCTCGTTTAGAGTCAATACCCATTTGAGTTTTAGTTAAAGAAGTATCAGCTCTAAGTTCTGCTAACTCTTCATTTTGTTCTAATTTCTCATCAAACTGTTGTTGACCCATCATTTGTTTAGATCTATCCATATTTATTCTATCTTCAGACTCTTTTCTTTCAGCTTCGTCATTCATAGCTTTTAAATCTAGTTCTCTGGCTTTTAATTTAGCAATTGGGTCTCCACCATACTCTCCAGTAATTTTTGCCTCTTCATCTCTAAACTCTTCCGTAGATTCTGCAATTAATTTAGCCTTTCTAGATTCTAAACTCATTGACATAGACATAATCTGTTGTTGTACTTGCGGATTTTGTTGCATCTGCGGATTTTGTTGCATCATTTGTTGCATTTGCGTTAATTGAGCTATCTCATCTCTAAATTCTATTTCTAATTGCTCTTGTGCCATTAGTGAAATGTGTTCAAATATGTTTTTTTCTAAAGATGCCATTACAACAGGTGAATTTCTTGCAACATTACTAGCCATAAAGTTTAAATGGGTTGTAATATGAGCTTGATGATCTTGACCTTTAAAAGCTTGGAACGGTTTGCTACTCATTGCTAAAATATTTTCACTTGCAGGATCCATTGGACTAGGTTCTTGCGGTGGTGGTAGTATCTGATCAATATTTTTTACACCAATTGCTTCATACATATGTCTGTATGCTTCATACAAGTTATGTAGTTGTGGATTTGATTGTGCTAGTTGTAATTCTGTTTGTGCAAGTGATATTCTTTGCGATTGAGAAAAAATATTAGGGTCTGCAACAGGAACAATATCTACTTTGTCATCAAAGTCTGCAACTTTAATATTTTTTTGTCCACCAACTACATCGTAAGGATATTCTGGTGGTAGATAAGTTTTAAAAACTCCTGCCAATAATTGAAATTCACTTTTCATCGCTACATACAATCGTTTATGTATTGCTGACATGACTCTTGAACCACGTTCTAAAAGAGCTATGGTCGTCCCAACAGCCGCCTGTTGATTGCCATCCCCGACCTGCATGTCAGCGATGGAGGCAAACCTTTGCCCTGCCGCAACCACCGTACCCATCAACTGTAATAAAGTAGCTGAAGGTTCTTTAAATGGTAAAGGCATAAATGCATCTTTAATGTTTCCACCAGGTGCATCGACATCTCTGAATTCGCCAGGCTGTATTGACTGAGCCTCATCTCTAACACGTATTCCACGTTGTTTAAATCCTGAAGGTAAATTACTTAAAGTACCTGCATCCAATAATTGTCTTAACGCAGTGGTTGCTGTTCTAGACAGTCCACCGATCATATGAATTAAACCAAAACCATAAAAACCCATTCCAGGTAGGAATTTAAAATGTACAAAATAATCCTGTCTTTTCTTAAGAGGATCTCCTGCTGCATAGTTTCTTCTAATTGATAATACTTCTCTGCTTGCAAGTTCTATTGTTACAATGTAGGGAAGTTTAATTCCTGTTTCTTCTTCAGTAGAATCTTTGTCTTCAAATCCTTCTAAATCTAGATCAACATGAATTTCTAAAATTGTAAAGATGTCTTCATCTCTAGTTCTTTTAACACCTTCTAGTTCTCTCTCTTTTTTTTCTACTTCTGTTTCTTCATTGTAGCCAGGTGTAAGTTCTATATCAACATAGAAACCTGCTACTTGTTTTTTTCTAAGATCATTCTCTGACATTTTAATAACATGAATGATTGCTTCAGCATCAGCTAGTGATGTTGCAGTATAGGGAACTAACAGGTCGTCAGCTGGGACAAACTTTGAAACGGCTCTACCAAGTAGTTCATCGTAATAAACTTTCTTAAAAGCAGAGCCGCTAAGAGGGAGATAAAAGAGCATTTGATCGAACTCGGGTTCATACTCTTTCATCACGTCCATGAGCTGATAGTTCATGAATTCTTTAACACGTTGTGTTTGTTCTTCTTTGGCTCTGTTTATTAATCCAATAACTTGAGTGTGTACTGGTCCAGTAGCTGGTAGTAATTCTTTGTAAGCCTGTGCTTGAAACTGAGTTACAGCTTCAGCTAATACAGGGTGAGTTGCACCACTGGCACCTTGAAAAGGTTGTGTTGGGTTTTCGTATTTAAATCCTAAAAGGTCTAATCCCTTTGTATAAGAATCTTCCCAATCTTTTCTTGCAGATTTATACGTCATGTAGTTCTCTGCTAACTCTGAACCTAATTTTCCTAAAACATCTTCCGGTAATAATTCTGCTAAGTTATCTCCGTGAGCTTCTCCGCCTGGTTGATTGACTGCTGATGGATCAAAGTTAATTGTAGCACTGCCATCTTCTTCTTGAACAATGTCAACATCATCAGGACCAACTTGTTCTTCAATAGTCTCTTGTTCTGATATTGCTACTTCTTCATCGCTAGGTGTTTTAATTTCAGTCTCTACGTTTGGTAGAGCTTTGTCCATATCTGCCATTTAATTTCTCCGAGTTCTCTATTGTTGTACTTTGTTTTACAGGAACATTCAACCCCTGTGAGTCTGGTCCTCTTAATGGTGGAATTTGATCGCGTTTAACATATTCCATATTTTTTACCAATGTTTTATTTTTAACCGTCATCGAATAGCCCCCTTCCTGCTTTTTTGTTTTGATACATTTCATATGCGCTGATACCAGCAGATATTCCAAGACCCGGTAATCCAAATCTTCTTGATACAGTTTTTATAGCTGTTGGACTAATTCCTAATCTCATAAAGTTTGCCATTTTTGGTCCAGCAAATCTTGTTGCTTCTTTTGATAAAGATCCGGCAAATGCAGGGCCTAAATAATTCATTGGGTTAGTTGCTATCTCGCCTGCTGAATCTCCATCAGCAATTTGTTGGCCGATAAATAAAGGCTCTAGTGCTAACATCCCTAATGGTGTTCCCGTAGCAGCTAAACCTTTTCCAAGTACACCGGACATGGGACCAAGGGCTGCTCTAAATGGACTAACTCTTTTTTGAAGAATCTTGGCACCTTCTTCATCTAAACGGGGACCGCCTAATGGTCTCTTCCTACCGCCTGCTCCAGTTCTTTGTTTATATAATTCTGCTCCACCTGGTATCATACCCGCTGCAGTAACTGCACCGATAGCTGGAAGTTGTGCATCACCAAACGCTGTGCTTGGTTGTTCTAATGGGGCTGATACAGGCTGAGTGATCATATCGATTAACATATTTTTTTGTTGATTCTCATTTGATAAATAAGTTGATGGGTCATCATTTCTAAATTCTTTAACAAGTCCTGCGGCTGCGGCACCGGCTGCAGCGAACGCTCCAAACCTTCCACCTTTTTTGGCAAC